TGCATCGGCAGCATAAGTGTCATTACTAGTGTCACTAGCATCTCTAAAGACATTAAAGAAACAAACACCATCATCTGCTGCACCATTAACCGTTATTGCAGAAGTTGCAGATGTTACCATTAAATCACCAGCAGTAGTTATATTTGCATCTTGAACAGTCTCTCCAGCATCACTCATTGCTGAGTTTAAGGCTGCATCATTTACTATACACACTCCTTGTAATCCCCAAACGACATTACCAGAGTTAGCATCAGAATTAGTCCAGAAGAATCTTGCTGTAACCGTACTAGCGTTCCAAGATTTAGGGAAAGCCACGTTAAATGTTGCTACTTCATCAGAAGATCCGGGATCAAAATCTAATACTGGTATTGTAGTATTAACAGTACCACTATCAATTGATGTTACTGCTGCTGAAGGTGCATTAACTCCAACAGTCATAGCACTCGCTGGAACCCATATTGTATGTGTCCCTTGTACAATAGCTGCACTACCAATTAAGTTACCAACTGTAACTTTGTTAGCTGCACTATCATTCGCATCATAGAATGGAACAAAGTCATTAGTCTGGTGAATAGATGTTTCAGTAGTTAAACCATTGATATCAAGAGCTACTGTTCCCGTTGTTGTAATAGTACCACCTGATAATCCAGTACCAGCTACTATTTGTGTTACTGTTCCACCAGATCCCGGAACTATGTTAGCCCAGACAAGGTCATCAGAATCTAAAGTTCCTCCTGCATTAGACGTACAGTGGAATATCTTGTCAGCATTTCGTGTTCCTTGTTGAATATGAATAATAGTTCCACAATTTTCATCATAAGTGTCATAAAGAGCATCTCTTGCTGGACTAGCAGCAACAACATAGATCCCATTTTCTTCGGCATTAGTCTGATCTTTTACGAGTACTAGATCATCATTAGCTAAAGTTATACCGTCTAATGTATCTCCGTTATTAAGTGCTGTTGCTATAGTTATGTTGCCACCACCTTCAGCAGATGTAGTAGTAGCTACTTTAACTGTTCCACGTTTAGCTAATCCAGCTAATAAGCCATCAACATAAGTTTTAGTAGTCAAATGTCCACCAGATGAGGGTGCGGCACCGGAAACATTTCCACTAAATGATCCAGTGGTTCCTGATATAGCAGCAGTAGATGCCCCACCAATTATTGCACCATCAATAGTTCCACCATTGATATCTACAGTAGTAACTCCACCAAGATTGGCCCATGTTCCAGTAACACTTGGAGCATTAGCAAGAGTAACTCCATTGCCATTAATGGTTACAGAGTCTCCAGTAGCATCACCAAGAGTAGTATTACCATTAACTGTGAGGTTAGTAGTCGTAGCTGCGGCTGGAGTAACACCACCAAGGATTCCATCCACATTAGAAGTGGTTAGAGTACTGATTGTGGCTGAAGTCTGAGAACCTCCAACTACTCCATTAATTGTAGGAGCAGTTAGTGTCTTATTAGTAAGTACTTGTGAGCCACTTAGAGTAGCTACTGTAGAATCAACAGCTACAGAAGGATTGCCACCAACTCCCGTTCCATTGGATACATTAATTCCTGTTCCACCTTCGATTTCCCTACTAGCAAATGTGCCTGTAGCAGTTTTCGTCATTATTCCTGTAGAGGAAAAGATGATGTCAAACAGGTCGGAGCCATCAATCAGTGTAACAATGTTTCCATTTGTTACATCAAGATCATAGGACAGTATGGCAGTTGCTTGAGTATTGTCAGACGTATAAGTAGTCTGGACAACCCCATACCTATCACCTTGAATCACAAAGTCATTCGGATTGTATGCAGTATTCTGTGCATAAGCTCCTCTAGCAGAAACATCGACACTAATTGACTTCCAGTAGGAGCTATTGGCTGTTCGATCAGCAGCAAATGTACCAGTACTAGCTGTAGTATGTGCAACAAGCACTTCCCAGATAGTATCTGTATCAACGTCTATATACCTACTTCCAACTGTAACTGCCAAAGCGTTTTCCCAAGCACCCCTAACACTTCCAACAGCAATATATCTAGCTAATAAAGCATCAATAATATGCCAATTGTTGTGTTCCTCGGTGTGCCAAGGAATCTTATCAAAGTCAGTTAAGTTGAAGTTATAGTTAGTAGTAGTATTATTCGCTGGCATTGACTATTCCTTCAGCTTAAACGTCTACTTCAACTCCTACCACTTGAAAGTGGATCTCTTGCATAGCATCAGTACCAATTGTGTATTGGACTGTATCACCAGCAGCAAGCCAGAATATTTGTGGTGCTGGAGCGCAAGTTAGAGTTGGAGTTGATCCATCTGGTTCTGCACTAGCAGAAGGATCATGGATTAATGTAACATTATTGGAGTAGAAATACTCGGTAGCTGGCATGTTGAGGCGATTAGCAACAACAATCCCATTAACAAGAATTTCAAAGTCACCGCTTGAGTTACTAGCATGAGCTAGTCCCTTCCACATAATCTGAACTTTTGCTCCTTTACCTGATGGGACCGTGTAAGCGGTAGTAGTAGCCGCTGAAGCTGTCGTGGCCTCACCGAGAACGCCAATTTTATCTGCCATAATCTTCTCCTTAATCGTTTGAAGTCATTGAGACACGCCCAAACGCAATGTCTCTTATTACATCCCCTTGCGAATCATTAAACGAGTTTACAATTTGTCGTACTTCTGCTTCATCAACAAACCCGTAAAATGATTGTGCGCCAGCAACACTAGTACGTTGTTGTAGGGCTGTAATTTCGTTTTTAATAGTCAACAATTGCGCTCTAAATGTGGCCTTAGAGACTTTTGTATTATCAGCGGGAAATGTTGCGTCTACTGCACTTGCCATTTTCTATCTCCTTGGAGAGCCTACAGAGTAAGCCATTGTAATAGAAACAAATTTTAGGGCTTTCGTTGCTTCTCCAGACATACGAAGTTTCATTATTTTATAACGACTTGTCCAAGCATACAACTGTTCTAGTCTTGTTGGTCGCCCTCCACCAAAATCTTCTCCAAATTCATCAGCACCAAATCCCGGACTGTCGCCTCCCTCAAATACCATTTCTAAAGTAGGATCTAATACATCAACATCAAAGCCTAAACTATCATCAAACTTTAATTCGTCTTCTTCCCAATCTTCACCAAAGTCTTTCTTGTCTTTATATATATTATCTGTGAACATATTGGCAGTAAATTTATTATCTCCAAGAGTATCAAAGTTAATATATCTACTGGATTTAGTTAGGAATCTCTGCCCAGAGTCCGACCAAGGAAGTTCCCAGACAAATGGAATTGGTACTCCACTGTCTGCTGTATCTGCTACTGGAGTAAATCCAGTATAATCTTCAAATACTGTATCATCATCAAACATTTCTTCTGAGCCTTCACGATCCTTTCTTATTGGATCTTGCTCAGTTCCATAGAGAAATATTTCTGTCCCACTAGTAAAGAATAATCTCTTTAATGCAGATCTACAGGCTGATGACCAGTTCCAATTCTTGAATTCGTACCAAGCCTCAATCTTCAGAGTTTCATTCTTCTTGAAAACAAACGTCCGAGTCTCTGTAGTATTATCAAGTAAATCAGCATTAGGTATCATCAACATATAGTCTCTAGCTTGGCTATCGAATATACTAAAGGTTCGATCTTCCAAGGTTGTAGTACTAGCTAAGTTATTGATATCTCTTTGTATTTCTGGATCGACTAATTGGGAGAATCTTTCTGGTCTTACTGATCCAGTGAACAATGCACGATTAACACTACTAACTCCAATCTGATCAGCGAACAAAACATCTTCACCGATTGTCTGTATTACCCGATGAGATATAGATCCATGACCTTCGATTGCATCAGTAAAGGTTGGAGTATGGTCCGAATCTGTAAATGTCCCTAGAGTTCCCGGCAATATAGCATCATCGAAGAATACTAATATCTTGTCACGGAAACTTCCTAGACCTTTTATAGTATAACTTCCACTTGGAACTCGACTACCTAAATCAAGTGATACTGCATCATTAGGTGCGCCATCTCCTACCCACACACCTGATGTATCTGTAGAAGATATATGTATACGATCTGGTACTGCTGCATCACCAGCCATTACTAAATAACGTCCATGAGCCAATAAGTATTTAGCTATTGGTGTATTAGCATTAGATCCTGTAGCTGGATCATTTAAGTACTGACAATTAAGTGATGCATCAATTATTAGTGGCTTATTTAATCCATTAGCGACAATTAAAGATCCACTAAATAATGCAAATGAAGCGAATGTTAGTCCAGTACTCCAGCCACTAGGATTACCAGCTAGATTATTAGCCCAATCATCAGACCAGATTTCGTAGACAGTTCCAGATGCATCTACTCTTACTAACTTTCCATTCTTTCCTACACATATAATATTACCAGAGTAATATTCACTAGCTATGATAGAATCCAGATGATCAGAGGTATCAGCAAATAATTTGGTCCCATGTCTAACAGCATTTGATCCATCTTCATTCCGCTGCATGTTACGAAGAATCTTACTAAACTTGGTAGTAAGGTTTAAGTCGTTATCAATAACATTCCATCCACCAGAGAAATCTCGAATAGTTGCGTCTAATAGATTATTAGATCGCCGTATATTTCTGTCTTTGGGGAATAGGAATGTATCAACCATTACGTAGGTAATTCAGTAAATGTGAAGCTATTAGGCAGAGAAGTAACAGGATCAAGACTGATAGGTGCAGCATTGAACAAGTTCTTCAATTGTTTAACTCTAGCTTCAAACATCAATTGGAACTTCTGACTAGCATTAGGATTAGTGCCGTCATCTTCCAGATAATCGAATACTGATCCAAGTATTAGTGCTTGATCATCGAAGTCTATTTCATCTGTACTTACAAATGTATCTGGTTTTGTTCTATACTGGATTATTATCTTTCCAGTAGATGCTTTAGGCCAGAGTTGAAATACTCTTGATGTCTTATAAGTACTTCCAGCACCTAAAGGCTCATAATGAACAGGAGTTGTACCACTTAATTCGAACGGATTAGTTGTAAGACCAGCTAACTTAGTTAGTGGAGTATTAGAATTCTCTGCAAATACAACTCTAATATCATCAAATCTTTTAATCTTACTGGTTAGATCCGTGGTAACGATTCCAAGCGTACCATCTAGAGTTAATTCTTCCCAAGACATAAACTGAGGCCAGAAGACTTCATCAAATAGCACATCAAATTTATGCTGGATCATTTCAGCTATACGATCTTCTGCGTATACCTGAACACCAGTACCAGCAACCATCGAAAGACGGTCAGCAGTTCTAGTTACTAATTGAGCTAATGTTGCCATAATTAAGTGGGCGGGAATGGAAGGGGAGGCTAAACATCCCCGCCCTGCCTAATTATCCGTTATACTGCTCAACACCGTGAAGATCAGCGGTGTCTACGTTGTAACGAACCTCATAGGCATTGCTGCCATCACAAGCTGTACTAACAAGGATAGTTCCGCGAGGATCTTCCGTTGTTGCAGTTTGTGGGTCTGTATCAGGTCCAGCTACAAACGTAAGCGGTTCAACTGTGACAAAGTAATTAGCAGCACCACCACTAGGAGTACTATCAGGAGAAATTCCCATAGCTCCATATTTGGCAACAGTACTAGTTGCTTGATCGTCATCAGTAGTTGCCGTGTCACTATCTACAGTTGCAACTCCAGAAGAGCCAGCAATTACGATAGAGATTCCAGCAACATCAGTAGAACCAACTACAACAGTAGCAGTTGAAGTTCCCGAAGTAGCCGTAGTAACTACTGAATTAACTCCAGTAATTTGTCCAGCTACTGGTGATGGAACTACACAATCAGTTCCAGCAGCAAATC